CTGCAGGGTGTACTGCAGGAAGCCGAGATTCTGCTGCTCGATGCCCGATCCCCAGCTCGTTGATTTCTCGACGTCGCCGACAAGGTGAGGAGGTACGCCAAAGAATCGCGCCAGTTCACTTACCTGAAATTTTCGTGACGCCATCATTTCGGCGTCCTGTGGCGTTACGCCAATTGGTGAAGTGGTAAACCCCGCTTCCAGAATCCAGAGGCGTTTTTTTACCGGGCCACCGGCGATCTCTTTAAAGTTTTCTTCAATCTGGTTTCTCTGCGGCTCTGTGAGAACTTTGTCGCCGGTCATGAGGAGTTGAGGCGATTTGGCGCCATTGGCAAAGAAATCTCGCTGTTGATCCTCCATCGCCACCGCAACGCCTGCCGATTTACAGGCAAAAGAGATGGGTGACAGGCCGACAAGCCCGGTAAAGCCGAAGCCTTTAAGGTGAAAAATCTCTCTCTGCGAAAAGTCGGCGTATTCGCTGTCTCGCTGATAGCGATAAACCACTTTTTTTCCGACAAGTTTCACATCCATACTGGCTGACTGAAGCGGGAGAAGGCTGATCACGTCACCCGCGCTATTGCGGTCAATCAGGGCATACGCGTTACCGAAGAAACAGAGCTGCATCGTCATGGCCTCCCTGAATTCCTGGGCGGTCATGTACTGATTCGGCGAGTAGCGCAGCAGTCGCGCCAGTGGATTGCTCAAATCCACTTTTTTACGGTTGTCATTCTGGTCTGTTTCGAAGACATCAAGCGGTAAGCATGCCGTGAGCGTTGAAATCAGGCTCACGCAGCGCCACACAGTCGAAATTTGCAGTATCCGTTCATCGTTAATGGATGAATCGCCCAGGTGTCCGTGGGCCGAAACGGGCCCCGTTTGTGAGCCCTGATTTGGGGTGACTAAACGCCCGCCGACAAACCAGGACTGCAGCCTTGCCCACCAGCCGTTATTGGTTCGCAGGTCAATCGTGTATTTAGGTTCTTCCATCACATGCTCAGCGGTCGGAAAATGAAGTCGTCGAAGTCACCACCCTGTTCGGTAACTTCCCCATTAGCAGCACCAATGGACATTGTCATTGCGACCATGCCATCAATACGGCCAGTTGCTTTGGATTTATCGAGCTTGCGGTTACCAGCAGCATCTTTCACCACCACCGCATTCACAGCACACATCGTTAATACGGGGTGCATGCCATGCCTCACACGCCCGTTAAGCATCAGAGACTCCAGCGTGTCTACAGCTGGCCCCATATCCTTAAAGCCCTGTCCGAACTCGACCAGCGGGAGGTTCAGCCCAATGGCATCGGCATCCTTCCTGAATTGGTCAATGCGCCAGCGGTCAAAAGCCATCGAGGTAAGGTCGAAATCACCGATAATTTCAGCGATATCTGCAACGACGAATGAGTAATCCACCGAAGCGCCTGGCGTGGTGCGCAGCAGCCCCTCTCTCACCCAAACGTCATAGGGTGCGCGGTCCGTTTTGGTTCGCTCTTCAAGAGTCTTTTGCGGTGTCCAGAAGAAGGGGAAAACATCCCAAACACCATCATCTGCTTCACCAGCTATAACCAGCGCCGTTAAGTCGTTCCTGGCTGACAGATCCAGCCCCGCGTACCACTTCCTCTGGGTGTTAATCGGCATCTCTCCGCAAAGCTCCCACACGCTGCGGGAAATAAACGGCGATACGGTAGAAACGCGCTGATTGAGGTTGAGGTTTCGGAAGGTGTTTTCGAAGCTTGGCATTCGGCCTGCTTTCTCGGCCTGGCGCGCCATGTCTTTTTCTGACCTGAATGTTCCCAGCGCCGGGTTCGCAGCCAGCCAGGACTCGCGTTTACTGATATCAGCGTCCTTTGGCGCTTCATAAACGTGGCACACGATGTGCGGATCTTTCGATTTGACCGCATCATCAATCCAGATGCTCAGCAGGTCAGCATCGTTTGCTGCCTGCGTACTGATAACAATCAGCAGCGGGTTCTCATGCGCCCCCTGCGCGGTAGTTATTGCATCGATAAAATCATCCTGTGGCCCCCTTACCTGCCCGGTTTCATCAAGAATGGCCAGAATGGGGGAAAGGCCGTGCGTCGTCTTACCTTCTGCGGATAAAGCCTTGTATTCGACGTTACACGGCAGGCCGATCAGCTTTTTACCGCTCGGCGTAATATGCACTATCTCCTGCAGACTGGGGCTCAGGTTAACCATCTTCACCGCGAGGTTAAAAACGATGGCCGCCTGTTCCCGGCTAAGTGCACCGCTCACAATTTGCGTGTTCTGTACCGCTTCTGGCCCCACCAGGTGAGCCAGCAGAATTCCGGCAATTAAGCCTGTCTTCCCGTTTTTTCGTGCGATGCTGAGGATCGCCATATCCGTTCCGGCTGGATTGTCGTAAACCGCCAAAATGAAATCTTTCTGAAAGGGGTCCAGCCTCATTGGCTGGCCGATAAGCTTGCCTTCCGGCACGATGCAATAGCGCTCGATGAACGCTATTACACGCTCACCTCGCGTCATAGTCTTTTATCCGTGCTTGGGAAAGGCGATCAGGTTGTCGTCCTGGCCCTGATGCTCGTTTTTCGTGTTTCGTGCATCACGATCATTCTGATTGCGTTTCTTCTGGTCGCGGCTTTCACCGTTGGTTGCGTGGGAATGGATCTGCAGGTCACGGCGCTGAGCCAGAATAGTTCGCTGCAAATCAGGAATTTGTTTGCGGAGGTTTTTAATCAGCGCCTCATTTCTCGCTTCACCGCGCGCGCGTTCTTCTTTACGCAAATCTCTGCGTAATACAGTGAGATAGAGCTGGTTATTTGCCAGTTCTGCAGCGGCCAGAAGGTCGGCTGGCGTCCAGCTGTCCAGAGCTTTCGATCTGATATTGTCATGCCAGAATGGTTCGGCTTTTTTTTCCAAACCTGCATGGGACGGAGGATCGATGGTGTCCACTGCTGCATTTTTCATGGCCTGAACCGCTGCCGCCGAACTGTCGGAACGGGTTCGTTTATCTGCCATATGTCAACACCTTAAAACTAAAAAAATCGGGTTAGCGTTAAATTCAAACTTTGGCGGCGGTCATTTGGGGCAAAGGTTTTGAAGATTTGATCCCCCCCTGCCCTGATGCGATTCATTCTCATTTGATATCGTTGCATTTGAAATGATTTCACATGATAGGTAATCGACTTGCCGCCGCCGCGCTATGCCGAATGTTTGTCTACCTGTTCGAGTTTCTGAGTGCCTTTCCCGTGCCCGGAGACAACATGCCCTGAGACGGTCACTGTCGGCACCTCCTGCCCTACAGCGTGCGAGAACTGAATGGATGTCACGTTCTTCATCTCCACGCCATCAATCACCAGGCGAACGAATTTTCCATCGCGGTATTCAATGCTGAGGTCTTTCATTACGTGCTCCAGTGAGACGCAGGATCAAGCGGGTAGCCATTGGCATCACAGCCTATTACCGCGCCGCTCTTCTCCATTCTCTGTTTCGTTGAGTCGTGATGTGCTTTGCACAGTGGCTGCCAGTTCTCTTTACTCCAGAACAGGAGCTGTGCTTTCGATATGGCCAGCGCGTTACCTGACTTAAGCGCATCTTTGAGTTTGTGGGGTTCGATATGGTCAACCACCGTTGCTGGGGTTATGCGCCCCTGCTGCTCGCACATCACACATAGTGGGTGCTGCTGCAGGAAACGCAGACGGGCTTTATCCCATCGGCTGCCATATACGCGTGGCTCTTTGTTCATGCCAGTCTCCATGCGCGCCGGCGTTCCGTCCTCGACTCGTTGTCAGGGTGACGCTCAACCGTCGGGAGGTCAGCGTGATCCACCAGCGAGTAACATGGATAAATCACCCGGCCACCGAATGCCTCACCGACGGCGTAATCAGCTGCCAGCGTTTTATTCCATGCGTTAAGCATGCGCGCCGGCCTGCCCTGAGGAGGGCTATAACATACGCCGTGAATCAGTTTGCTAAGAACAAGGTAATCAGCGTTTACTCTGTCTGATTCCACCAGCATTCCGGCAATCTCTTTCTGATACTGCGGCGGTCGGCCAGTACCAAGATAAAAGCTCAGCATGTCGTCAGGGAAGCGCACCAGCCAGTCCGTTACCTTTTCGGCGAATCCATGTACTGGCAGTGCGTCGTCCTCCAACACTACTACCCGGCATGTTTGCTCTGCTGCCCACTCAAGCGCACGCCGATGATTCCAGTTAGCGCCGTGATTACCGTCATCAATAAGCAGATGGGCACCAATACTCATGGCCAACGCTTCAGCCTGTTGCCGCCTGGCGTGATGGCCAACAACGCAGAACTTAATATCTGTCAGCATCATTATGGGTAAACACCTTGTTGCGGGCTCGACGTGCAGCTTCAGCTGCCAACTCTGCGGTTTCATGGAACCCAGCGTGATAACGATTTCCTTCATGATTGCAGTAAGCAAGCCATTTATTTTTTTGTTTATTCCACGATACGCCGCGATATCCAGATGTTGAGCGGGAATCAACAACACATTGGTTCTCTGCGTTTTGCTTTGGTGATACAAGTCGGAGGTGATGAGGGTTTACACATAAGGTGTTGTGACAGATATGGTCTATATACTTACCTTCCGGTATTGGCCCATTATGCATTTCCCAAGAAACCCGGTGAGCTAAAAGAACCTTTGGATTACCAGAGACATTTCGATCTGTACCAATAACCCCATAAGTTAACTTTCTTTCTCCGCTACCGCCCTTCACTGTTGCGGCACACCAGCACCAACAATCATCTTCACCTTTTTTATCAACCTTTATCCAAAATCTCTCTTCAATCGTCTTTCTTGCGGCCATGACAATGCCTCCCGGTTAAAGGATTTTCAGGATATTAAAATTATTTATGGCGCCAGAAAGCGTACTCTTTACCGACACCATCGGACTTAAAAATAGTGTGGATGCGGGGGCCGGTGACAATTCGATCGCCAAAAGACTTAGCGACAATGCCAAAAGCGATCATATCCCCCACCGCGGCGCCAGCCTGTTCTTTCTTCCAGAAACGATAACTCTCGATCCTGTAGTAAAGACGGATGATGCCATGAGCGAACGCCATTACATCAGCGCGGGAACCACCCAGCAGGCCAGCATTAAGCATCACATCGTTGCGGTGCATTTCAATGAACTCCTGATAGATGCGCTCAGGATGATGCTGTTTCGCCCAGGTGTCGGCGTAGGTCTTTGGTTCTGAACCGACGTACACCTTCCCGGGTTCCATTTCTTCCCACGGCGCGCGAAGCATTTCGACATCGGTACCATCG